TGATGCCATTGAGTTGATGGCAGAGATTTATGGCACAGGCATTGGCGAGATTGTTGTTAAGACTGAAAAGCAGTTTGTACCCTCTACTCAGGCAATTCCTGGGCAAATGGGCCAAGCCGCTATTGGCGTAGTGGAAAAAGACAGGATTTCGGTCAAGATTTCACCTGTAAATCCAAAGAACTTCCTTTTTGACCCAAACGGCACCTCAGTTGATGACTGCATGGGGGTGGCGATAGAGAAATACATAAGTATTCACAAGATTGTTGAAGGTATTGAGCGTGGAATCTACCGCAAAGTAGACATTACGCCCACTTATGAAGACACTGACCTGGAGCCTACCCAAGAGGTTAGCCAGTATCAGGATGAAAAGGTGCTTTTGCTGACCTACTATGGCTTGGTTCCCCGTGAGTACCTAGAGAACCTTGAAGAAAACAAGAACATTGTTGATTTGTTCCCTGAGAGTTCTGCTGCTGAAGAATATTCAGACATGGTTGAGGCCATTGTCGTTATTGCCAACGATGGGCAGTTGTTAAAAGCAGAGGCAAATCCTTACATGATGAAGGATCGGCCTGTTCTGACCTACCAAGATGACACTGTTCCCAATCGTCTTTTAGGGCGTGGCACAGTGGAAAAAGCCTTCAATATGCAGAAAGCTATTGATGCTCAAATTCGCTCTCACTTAGATTCATTGGCGCTGACCACTAGCCCCATGATTGCAATGGATGCAACCCGTCTGCCCCGTGGTGCTAAGTTTGAAGTCAAGCCTGGAAAAGCCATTCTCACCAATGGCGCACCTTCAGAGATTCTGTATCCCTTCAAGTTTGGTCAGACTGATGGCAACAACCTAGCCACTGCCAAGGATTTTGAGCGAATGCTCCTGCAATCCACGGGAACTTTGGATTCTCAAGGCATGGTCAGTGCTGGTGCTAGAGACATGGGCCAAGGCGGTATGTCTATGGCAGTCGCTACCATCATCAAGAAGTACAAACGTACTCTGGTGAACTTCCAAGAAGACTTCCTGATCCCCTTCATCCAGAAGGCGGCTTTCAGGTATATGCAGTTTGACCCAGAGCGTTACCCTTCAGTGGACATGACCTTCATTCCTACTGCTACCCTTGGCATCATTGCCCGTGAGCATGAACAACAGATGTTCATTGGCTTGCTTCAGACTCTTGGCCCTAACACCCCTGTGTTGCCACTGATTCTGAAGGGTGTTTTGGCTAATTCTTCTCTGACCAACCGCTATGAATTGATGGAGCAGTTGGACAAGATGAGCCAACCTAATCCGCAGGCAGATGAAATGGCCCAGGTACAACAGCAGTTGGCACTTCAAGCTGCACAGGCTCAAATTGCAGTTCAAACTACTCAAGCTGAACAGAATCGTGCAGAAGCACAGAAGTTGCAGGTTGAAACTCAGTTGATGCCTCAAGAAGTGCAAGCCAAGATGAGTGCATCTTTGACCAAGAATCTACCTAATGAGGATGAAGCCAATCAAAGGGAGTTTGATAAGCGGGTCAAGATTGCTGACTTGATGCTCAAAGAAGCTGACATCAAAAACAAGTCCAAAATTGTTGAGTTGCAAATGGCTGACAAGGTAAATGCTCAGTCACAAGTTAAGCAAGACTTCCTTACCAAACTTACAGATGGTCTAAAGAATGGCTAATATCAAGGAACTTATCCAGAGTATTGAGTCAACAGACTCATCTTTTGATGAAAAGTTAGAAGCCATCAATAAGATGGAAGAAACCTTGGTGGCTATGCGCCAGCAAGAGGAAACGGCTATTCAAGACAATGTAGATCTGATTGTTGAAGCCATCAAAGTGATGGAGAACAAGGTCACTGCACAGTTAGAGGTTGCCAAGTCCATTGTTCCTGAGAAGGGTGACAAGGGAGACAAAGGCGACAAGGGTGCTGATGGCCTTCAAGGTGTAGATGGCAAGAATGGGTTAAATGGTGCGCCAGGAAAAGATGGCGTAGATGGTGCAGATGGTGTTTCTGTAACAGATGCCAAGATTGACTTTGATGGTTCGTTGATTATTACCTTGTCAACAGGCAAAGAGTTGAATGTTGGTGAAGTAGTTGCACCTGACTTGGCAGAAAAGATCAAAGTCATCAGCACCATGTCTACCAATGGGGCGGTGGCTATCCTAGACGAAGGCACAAGCATCACAAGTGGTGTTAAGAAGATCAATTTTGTTGGTGCAACTGTTACTGCCACCAATTCAGGGGATGATGTAACTGTAAATGTAAGCGCAGGGACGGGAACAGTAACAAGTGTTGCGGCTAGTGGTGGCACAGGTATCAGCGTTAGTGGTAGTCCAATCACAACTACTGGTACTTTAACTATTACTAATACCGCACCAGATCAAACAGTTGCGTTAACGGCTGGTACAGGTATCAGCACAAGCGGAACGTATCCTAATTTTACTGTTACTAACTCTGCGCCAGATCAGACAGTTGCTTTGACCCAAGGTGGTACAACAACAATCACTGGTACTTATCCTAACTTCAACATTTCTTCTGCTGACCAGTATCAAGGAACAGTTACTGCCGTTACAGGAACTTCTCCAGTAGTATCTAGCGGAGGAGCAACCCCTGCAATTAGCCTAGCATCTGGATATGGTGATACTCAGAACCCATACGCAAGTAAGACTGCTAACTTTATTTTAGGCGCACCTAATGGGGTTTCTGGAGTACCAACATTTAGGGCAGTTGTTGCCGCAGACATTCCTACATTAAATCAAAGTACAACAGGTAGTGCCGCAACTCTTACAACAGGAAGAACATTAGCCATTACAGGTGACTTGGCTTACACAAGTCCAAGTTTTGATGGATCTACAAATGTGACTGCCGCAGGAACACTTGCCACAGTTAACACAAATGTAGGATCGTTTACCAATGCAACTCTTACAGTAAATGGCAAGGGTCTAATTACTGCCGCATCAAGTGGAACTGCCCCAGTTACATCGGTAACTGCAACAAGTCCAGTTGCATCAACTGGTGGAGCAACCCCTGTAATTTCAATGCCAGCCGCAACTACTTCTGTAAGTGGCTATCTTACTTCTACCGATTGGACTACTTTTAACAATAAAGGTTCTGGGACAATTACCTCAGTAACGGGTACTGCCCCAGTAGTATCTAGTGGCGGCACAACTCCCGCAATTAGCATGGCGGCGGCTACTACATCTGTAAGCGGTTATTTAACGTCTACTGATTGGACTACCTTTAACAACAAAGGGTCAGGTACTGTAACGAGCGTTGCGGCAACCGTCCCATCGTTCCTGTCTGTCTCTGGTTCACCAATTACAACAACTGGCACATTAGCAATTACATTGTCTGGTACTGCGTTGCCTGTTGTGAATGGCGGTACAGGTGTTACAACTTCTACTGGAAGCGGTAATGTTGTCCTTTCTACTAGCCCAACACTAACAACACCAGTTTTAGGTACACCGACTTCTGGCACTTTAAGTAATTGCACAGTTGATGGCACAGATGCCGTTGGGTTTAGAAATGTGCCTGTCAACTCACAGTCTGCCAATTACACATTGGTGCTTGCCGATTCTGGCAAAACCATATTGCATCCATCAGGTGATGCCAATGCTAGAACATTTACTATTCCATCAAATGCAAGTGTGGCGTATGCAATTGGCACAGTAGTTACGTTTATCAATATGACTTCGCAAGTGGTAACTATTGCTATAAATACTGACACTATGTATTTGAGTTCTGCTGGCACAACGGGATCAAGAAGTTTGGCGCGATATGGTTCTGCAACAGCATTAAAAATAACCTCTACCAATTGGCTTATTTCTGGAAGTGGTTTGACATGAGTGGTTCACAGCAAGCGGTGTACATGAACCATCGTTCTTTTGCACCACCAACACCAGTACCAGTAATAGCAGTTAGTAGTGTTGGATTTCCTTATATACAAGTTTATCCTTGGAGTTCTGGCTTTGGTACTAAGTACACCAATCCTGCTACGTTGCCAGGCTCAAACGGTCGTGGTGTTGCATTTAGTCCTTCTGGTGCAGACATAGCTGTTGCTCACAGTAGCTCACCGTTTATATCAGTTTATCCGTGGTCATTTGGTTTTGGTACAAAATATGCTAATCCTGCTACGTTGCCAGGCTCAATTGTGGGTAACGCGGTTGCATTTAGTCCTAGTGGCGCAGACATAGCTATTGCTCATTTTTCAGCACCTAATGTATCGGCTTATCCTTGGAGTTCTGGCTTTGGTACTAAGTACACCAATCCTGCTACGGCTCCAACAGGTGAAGGTTTGGGTATTGCATTTAGTCCTAGCGGTGCAGACATTGCAATTGCTCACAGTAGCTCACCGTTTATATCTACTTATCCTTGGAGTTCTGGCTTTGGTACAAAGTACGCTAATCCTGCTACGATGGTACCTTCTAGGGGTTTTGGTGTTGCATTTAGTCCTAGTGGCGCAGATATAGCTGTTGTCAACCAAACCACGCCTTATATACAAGTTTATCCTTGGTCATCTGGTTTTGGTACTAAGTACGCTAATCCTGCTACATTACCAACAGGTAATGGGCGTGGTGTTGTTTTCAGTCCTAGTGGTGCAGACATAGCTGTTTCTCACTTTACTTCGCCTTTTATATCAGTATATCCTTTTACTTCTGGCACTGGTTTTGGCACAAAGTACGCTAATCCCGCTACTTTGCCAACAGGCAATGGAAATGGTGTTGCATTTAGTCCTTCTGGTGCAGACATAGCTGTTGCTCACGTTACTTCACCTTTTATATCGGTCTATCCTTGGTCATCTGGCTTCGGTACTAAATATGCTAACCCTGCTACCTTGCCAGGGTCGGAGGGTACTTGTGTAACATTTAGTCCTTAAAAGAAAAAATATGAACAAACATGAAATTTTAAAAGACGCACTTGTTGCAAGAGAACAAGAAATTATGGGTTATCAAATTAACATTGATAACTATGCTCTTGCAATTGAACACATCAAAGCCAGCGGTGATGAAGACTTAGCAGATTTCTGTCAAAAACTAGAGGCGCTGTTGGCATCGGAAAAATTAGAGCAAAAGAAAGCCAAGGTTATGCGTTTTGTTGTCCAACAGCAATTAGGAGAAGATTGATGTATGCACAGCAACTTGATGGGGCATGGCGTGAGTTGGCTGGAAACATTCGTTTTTCGCCAGACATTTTCCAAACGGCTGAGTCTTTGTCAGATGAACAACGACAAGAACTTAATGTTTATTTTATTGAGGATGCCCTACGATCAGAACTTACAAACACACAGAAGTATGGCGATCCCGTTTTTACAATTAGCGGTGCAATAGTAGAAAGATCGTACCCAGTTGTAGATAAGACAGACGAGGAAATACAAGCAGAGTCTTTAAGCAAGGCAGAGGAAGTGCGAACTGAACGCAATCAAAAACTAACAGACTCAGATTGGACGCAGTTAGCAGATGCTCCTGTGGACAGAACGGCATGGGCTACTTATCGCCAAGCATTGCGTGGTATTCCCATTCAATCAGGGTTTCCTTATAGCGTAGTTTGGCCTGATGCTCCATAACTAAACAATGTCCAAGGCAATTGATAAATTACAAACAGAGATGATATTGGCACATATTGCCAAGAAAAGGAAACCAGTGACCCCAGACCTACAAAAGTATTACGAAGATCGCTTCTCAATGATGGGAAGTGATGGGTGGAAAGACTTGGTGGAAGATATTGACACCATGATCTCATCGTTGAATAATATATCTGTTATCCTTGACGAACAAAGCCTACAATTCAAAAAAGGTGAACTTTCTATACTTACTTGGCTGAAAACCTTGAAAGAGGCAAGCGAGAGAGCATACGAGGAACTTGATGAAAAGAATGTTTGATTTTGCCTGTGCAAACGGGCATAAAACCGAAAGACTGACTGATTATGAGTCGATCAGTTTTAGGTGTGAATGCGGTGAAACAGCCAACCGCATTCTTTCTGCTCCCAACTTCAAGTTAGAAGGGTGGTCTGGTTCTTTCCCATCAGAGCATGGAAGGTTCGAGAAAAAACACCTGGATCAGTTGAAGTGGGAGCAAAAGCAAAACTCATAAACAGCAATGTCGAGTTGATTCTCCTACAACCGAAAACGGCAGGAAAAGGGAAAATATGTTGATTGATAATGAACCTGAGATGAAAAGTGAGTTGGAAGCTGAAGAATCCAAGCTATCTGACACCATTGCGCCAGCAAGCCCTGGACTCCCTGATAAATACAGGGACAAAAGTCTGGAGGACATTGTTCGGATGCACCAAGAAGCTGAGAAGCTAATTGGCAAGCAAGCGCAAGAGGTTGGAGAAGTAAGGAAGTTGGCAGACGAACTCATTAAGCAGAACCTCAGTTCAAAGCAACAACCTATTAGAGAGGAAGAGCCTGAAGTAGATTTCTTTGAGAATCCACAGAAGGCAGTTCAGAAGACTATCGATAATCATCCTGATGTTCTCGCCGCCCGTCAAGCGGGTGTTT